TATGTAGAATGCGAGTGCAAGCTCGTGTGGAAAGGGCCGAGGTTCCCTTGGCCTACAGTGCACCTACCGCAGCGCAAGAAGAAGTTCGCTAAGCTAGATATGCCAGTGCTGTTCTACATATGGAACGCAGAGTACAGTCACGCTATGCGTATAGCTGGGGAGCTGCTAACAGATGACAGGCTAGTAGAAGTACCTAACCGTATGATAGCAAAGGGTGAATACTTCTATAGTATACCTATGAATTGCATTCATATCATCAGCAAGTGCTAGTATTACTTGCACTATCCTACTTAAGACACATAGTAAAGTTACCTTAGAGATAAGGTTTGCGTTATATGTGTCGGTTCGGGACTTTTTTTCATAGTTAAAGTCCCAAAAAACTTGGCCTCCCTTTTAATTAAGGGAGGCCAAACTTGTTTTAGGACCTAGCGATCAATGCTAGGAGTTATTCCTTCTTTCCTTTGTTTCTTTTGATACTTCCTCTGGGACTCTACGCCACCTCCAGTACGGTAGTACCATAAGTCTGACAGAGGAGAGTTACGCCAGGACTTTATGTCGAACAGTTCCTTGTCGCCCTTGACCCAAGATCTCAGTGATTGTTCACCGTCGATCATAATGTTAATCGCAGGAGGAGTGAAGCGTTGGATTACACTTTCTACTGCACCCTTATTCAGTGCACGAGAAGTTGTGTACCTAGACAGTCCAAACATACCCAGCATATTATTCATTACGTGCTCAGGGATATAGGTATCCTTGCCTGAAATCCAGTCATCAAGTAAGTCCGATGGTAGTCCAAACATAGTCAACAGGGTAGCCATATATGCGAGCCTACGTAGCGCAACGGTACGTTGCTTCAGTGTCTTGCCTGGACCACCAAGGTCATTCATAAACTCCTGCCTGTTGTAGTTCAAGTCCAGTAGCATAAAGGTACTAAGCTTGTAGAACAGACGCTTGCTTGGATCAGTCTGGTATCCCTCTGGGACCTGCAAGTAAGTCAGTGGTTGACGCTCAAGTAGTTCGGATAGTAGTGCCTCCTTAATCTCTGTACTCTCTGCCGCCCTATCTAGCTTTAGATCGTCGATTGCCTTTCGTGCACCCTCTGGACCCATTTTAATAGTAAGGTAGTCAATCAGCTGCTGATGCTTCTTAGATCCTACTGGTGCCTTGGCCTTCTTAACGAAGTCATCGTAGGCAGCCTCGATACTAGCGTGCTTCATAGCTGTATCCATCTGACGGAACGGGACCAGACGGCTAAGGCCAAAGTCCAGTGCCTTGGTTAGAAAACTAGGATCTTCAAACTCAGCCGACAGCTGAGTCTTAGCAATACCGAAGTCCCTCTCGATGTCGAACCTACGGTTACCTGTAACGGTACGGTAGGTGCCAGAGACTACTCCACCAAGTCCACGGTACAGTGCCACCTTGTACAAATCCATAATCTGTACGAGCACGGGGCCAGGGTTGATAAGTGTAGCCATGTACGTAAGCGTACCGAGGCTCTTTAAAATTTGATTCTCTGCTTGGAACTGAGAAGTGATCAACTCGGTCAGGCTCTTGACTTCGCTTGCATCTGCTTGATCAATTTGACCTGCGGTAAATAGTTCCTCAGTAAGTTTACCAAGCTCACCTAGTAAGCGACCCTCTCCCTTTTTGGTGTCACCTACAACCTTGAAGCTTTCAATAGCTCGGGCCATGTTCGTAGTGTACTTACCGAAGGCAACTCCTGGCTCGTCGTAGAACTTTAGCTTGTCCTCTTTGATCTCCTGAATCTCACGTGCCTTAACATTGCCTGGAAGTTTAACACCGTTAAGATCTACACGGAACTTACCTTGCAGGAAGTCCTGAAAGAAACGTCCAAGCTCTGTCTCTTGCATTTCAGGAAGAGGTGCAGGGTTACCGTCCTTATCCTTTAGTTCGCTACGACGAATGTTCTCTTCGTTGACCAGCAGCTCAAAGGTACGCTTAGTCTTATGACCGTAGGATTTAATTAGGCCCTCAAGATCTTTGATTACACGAGGGAAGTAATCCTCAAGGTAACCAATCTTAGGCATACCGAGTGCAGTGTACTCCGCATATATCTCCTCCAGAATAGGCTGTACGTCCAGACGGTACATATTAAGTAACCCGTGCTTGTGAAGTAGCGCATCTCTGCGCTGCATCTTAGCTTTATTGGACGGAAGGTTTGCCTCCTCTGGAGTAGGGCTAAAGAACATAAGCTGCTTGAGTTCTTGGAACTCTGCACCCTTAACAGCATTCAACTTATTGAAGAACATCTCGGTCTGCTTCCTGTATCCCATAGAACGCATACGAATAGCAGAGTCTAAGTTCTGAAGTATACGACCGAACATTGGGTGAATACGGTTCAGTCGTGTAATGACTGGAGTCAGGTACTTAGATGCAGTCTTGCGGAAGGCACCGTCGAACCACTTGCGTTCTTCACGGATGCGCTCGGATGAATCCTTGCCTACTCTTTCCCCAGCTTCGGTGTTCTCCTTGGCGGTGTTCTTGTCTGTTGCATCGTAAGCCCGTGCTACCACGTCCTGACTCTTAGGTCGGATCGAAGGGTCTACTGCCTTCAGCAGTTCCACAGAGTCAACAATGACCTGTGCAGCCTCAGGGTTAGTCTTGATCATTGGCCCCAGTACCTTGGCCATATAAGCCTGTACCGAACGCAGAAGTTTTACGATAGTGTTCCAAGCTGGACCGCCTTGGCTTTGCATTTGGTACTCCTCGGAGAACTCTCCGTATAATAAATTCTGTATTACTGCACGGCTGTACTCTGAGCCATACGCAACATAGTCCTCTGGCTTGATGTTCTGGTACACATCTTTAATGTCTGCACGCTCTGCATCAGTAAGGCTCTTGCCGAACTCTCCAAAGAAGTCTGTCCATCCCTTGCCTCCCTCTGCCATAGAGAACTTCTTCCTGGCCGAAACCATTATGACCTTATGCATAGCAGCGTGAATAATTTCTTCACGCATTGCTGCACGTATGCCAGCCTTGCTGCGTTTAAGCAGCAGCATAGGGTTGTACTCGATGATCCCCTGAGTAGCATTGTAACGTGCTACGTAGTCGGTCTTCATCCGCATGACGATCTTTACATTGATCTTCTTACCAATGGGATCAAACTCCTGCTCGATGGCATCCTGTACTTGGCCGCCGTTGTCGTAGGTATCTCTGGGACCACGGTCCTCTACCTCGGTGTCGGTAGCCTGAGCTGTTACGTCTCCTTGGCTTTCTCCTTGTTGTTCTCCTGTTCGTTGAACTGCGCTGCTTTCATATACCGCTCCGCTTCCTCGGTATTCAAGGTAATCAGCGATAACACTTTTTCTAAGGAATTGGTCATAATCTTTTCTTGTTTTATTTTGGCTTGCTTTTGATACGGCATCAGGAAAATCAATGTTACGTTTGACTAAACGTTCTTTAGATAAAAAATCAAGTATTAACTTTGCGTCCGCTTCGGTTCTAGTAGATCCATCGATAGGATAAAATACATCAGATGGCTCATCAAATGAAGACTTAAGGGCACCAGCTGCACCAGTCCACCCGTTACGATCCCATATTTGTTTCTCGCCAAACCACACCAGGGCCTGCAAGTCATCTGGATTCATGTTAAGTTTTTCAGCTGCCCTACGAAAAACTAATTGACCCAATGCAAAGTCTGGATTGTTGACCGCTGTTTCCTCTGATGGAAGAATCCTTGATTCACCTTGGTCGGCATAAATAACTCGACGTAGCAATCTAGCAGCCCAAACATCAATTGTAGCTTCCAATGATTCACCATTTAAATTCATGGTGAACTGCGGTGTCTTAGGGGTCATCCTATTCTTGCCAAGTCTTTCATCAAACCAAACTTGAGACAATGCTTTTAGGGCAGGATAAGAATTTGTACCGTATTTTTTACCACTAGTTTGAGCTGGAAGTAATTTATAATGCTCGGCTGCCGAGCTTAGTAAAGCACTCGGCTCAGACTTCTTAATCATCTCAGGTGTGTATAGCACACCCTTACTATTCTTTACTTTATCCTTGAGTAGCAAATCCCCAAGAGTGCCTGCCTTCATTAGTCCAGAAAGTTGTAGATACTTTTTGATTTTCTTATCAAACTCACCAGCCTTAAACCTGTTGTACAAATCTACACTAAAACGAAAGTTAGTTTCAACTGGAGTCTGAGCGGAAGTTGTACCAAGTAGCTGAGTAAATATATCAATATCATCGCCAAAGATTTCCTTTAGGCGTTTGCGCATTCTTCCGTACCAACCAATGCCAGCAGAAATGGCTGGATCATTCATCATAACGGCAGCTTCATTTGCTACTTGATCAGCTAAATTATCTACGGCCCCAGATTCAATCGCTGCATTTAATTCCTTCTGTTGGGGTTTAGACACAACATAATGGAAAGCATTATAATCTGGAACAGAAGTATCAGTGGGGCCAGGACCACTATAATCATTTATAAAAGGAGAACTTAATAGATCGTAGTCCCGTGTTACTTTCTTTTCTTTCTTTGCTTTCTTTGCTTTAGCTTTTAATGGTGCCGCCTCGGCCACTACGTCTGGTTCGCCTACAGTCACTCGGTCATAGACCGTATGCTTCTTGCCACGTATACTAATCTCCCCGACTGGATTACCTAGTTTAACTTTACCTCTGGTAGTTGGGCGACCTCTAGGTTCACTCTTCTTGCTCGGATAGGTCTTTAAAGTTAGCGGCTTTGCACTGCTAAAGTCTAAAGTGTAATAATGCTTAGGTCCTTGCTCAACGGATACAATGGTACTCGGAGCACCGTCAGGTGCTTTAGTCCACTTCCATCCAGCCTTCTGTTTAAATAAATTGGTACGTACTAAAGGACCTTCTTCAGATGCCTTGCTGTCGAGTATAGTTTCACCTGCGTTGTCGCTTGTCTCTAGTACTGGACGGCCACCTTCAATGCGGATACTACCACCTTCAAATGTTTTGTTACTTAGATCCTGTTTGGTTTCTAGGTCAACAAATCTACCTTCATCATACTGCTCAGGAGAAAAACTTTGGAAGAAGGGAGGGGCCTTTGCTGCTTGATCGCCAACAAAGCGTTTGGGCATATATGTAGCTGAAGCTTCAGCCGCTACGTCTTGACCTAAAGAAACAGATATAGGAGAACCCTTACCTTTGTATTGGCCCTTCATCTGAGCACGAACCTCTGCGCCCATTGTATTGATCTCTGCGTCAGAGTATCCAGAGTCCTTCAGGAGATTACGGTACTGTTGTCTTTTGCGTGTAGCTGGATCAGACTTTGTTTTAGTAGTTGCACTGTATGAAGCTCGCTCAAGATCAGAAGCAAAGGTTATGTTTTGAGTTTGTGCATAACCAGGCTTGCCCTTCTTTAAATTCTGGGGAAGGCTAAAGCTTCGTGCCTCTGGTGCCTGCTCTGTAGCAGGTACAACCTGCGGTACAACCTGCGGTACAACCTCAGGGAGGACTTGCTCTGCTACCTCTGGCTCTACAGCAGCCTCTGGCTGCACTAGTACTTCCTCCTGTGTAGGATCAGGTGCTTGGTCAGGTAGGTCTAGCTCTTGTTCAGGGCCAACAGGTTGTGATTGATCAGTTACCGTAAGACCAAACGCTGGGTCGTACCGACCAGCTAGTGCCTCTTCAGCTGCGGCCATTGGGTCTTGTCCTTCAGTTACAGCGAGAGGGAATACACGTACCTGACCATCAAGTTCCTTGTACTCAATCTGAACCGTCCTTGGTATTTCTAGTGCAGGACGATCTTCTACTGGTTTCTTTAGGTCTGACTTTTTTGTTACCGAAGTTTCACTACCAATATTTTTTACTACAGATGTACCTGTGCTAGCAATGCCACCTACTGTGGCACCCACTGCACCTTCATATAAGTATCCCTTTACACTATCTATGTTGTACTCTCGGTCATCGTCATAGACCCTAGCAAGTTGATCCTTTACTACTGCCTGCGATGTTTCAGTTAGTCCTTCACCCAGTGTACCCTTCAGTACATCTTTAACTATACTTCCTTTGACGGTTTCAGAACCATCAAAGAATTTATTTAGTTTAGTGAGTCCCATATACTTCAGACCGATTCGATCCGCAGCTAAAGAGAAAGCCGCATAGGCACCGCCAGTTGCGGCTACCTTGGACTTCTGGTCTTCGGTCATGTCATAATACTTAACATCTAAGGATTGCTCTGCATCCTTAATAACTTCTGCAAATGACATAGGGACAGATGCAAGACCACCCGTAAGAATCATTACGGGAAGCTGTCCAAGTCCACCGCCAACATCTGCGCTGAAGCGTCCTTGATCTACCCCAAAGGATTCATTTGCTGTAGCACCAATGTCAAACGTGTACTCAGAAACTTTCTCCTGAGCACCACGAACGGCTTGATCCATTTTTTCAGCGTACTCAGGATCTGATCCTGCCTTTGCGTACTTGCCTAGGCCCTCCAATGCCATTGTGCCAATAGCACCAAGGACATCGTAGCCAGCGGCAGCTGCACCCGCAGGTATACTCCTAGCAACATTCTCTACAACTCCAGGCTTTGTAGCCTGAGCTTTAGGTTTAACCTGAGAAGATTGGTGAACAAACTTAAATAGATCCTCTTGAGATGCACCATCTGGATGCTCAAAGGTATAAGTTTTTCCATTAGGCGCAAGGACGGAGGATACAGCCATATTGTTTTATTTTACTGAGTTGATAGAAGTTTATACTTATTTGGATCAAATGCAGTTACGCCAGGATCACTGTATATTTCGCTGTATTCTTTTGCTCCTTTGACATTAAAGTCAACAGGTACTTCAGTGTTATCAAAAGGATAAAGGGGAATACCTGTATCTGGCTTAAAGTATTGTCCTGTTTCTGGATTTAATTTAACCCCTGATTCTGTCATTGCACCTTGAATGCTATTTAAAGTAGATGCCGTAACCGAAGGATCATAGTTACCAATTTCCATGGCACTTTTAACTTGAGCAGGTGAAACTCCTGCTGCTAATGCAGTCTGGGGGGTGATAGTACCACCAGCTACTCCATTGATCATTGACAAGTTTATCTTGTTTTTTTCCTCCTGTGCTAAAATATTCTTTGCTGACATTACATCAGAATATAGCTTAGGATTCTTCATTATCATATTAGCTGTATCCTGCGCTTCCTTTACATCACCCTCGGACATTTGCAGCAAAGTTGGCATGATTGCACTTTTAAAATCTTCGTCATCTTTTTTCTTTTGTTTAGCTTTCTGGTAATCTTTTATACCATCGCCAATCTGCTCACCGAGTTTAGACAGTGCGTTCGCTTGTATGCTAGCGGCGTTTGCAAAGCCGCTGTAATCCGCCTGCATTAGACGGGGATCTACTTTTGTTCCTGATTGAAATGCCATAATATATTACTCCTAAAAGATTGCTTTAGCTGCTGCGCCCCCTAGTGGTCCACCAAGTGCACCACCAGCTATTGATCCTACTGCACCCATCATTCCTGCACTACCTGCTGCATTAGCCTGCGCCTGCATTCCTTGGAACGTAACGTCCTGACCACGCTGTTGCATAGCCATATTCAACCCTACATTCGGATCGAACAACTGAGGTCCCATAGGTCCTGCTGCGCCCTGCTGTGCCTGTCCTAGCATTTGACCGCCAAGGTTAATAGAAGAAGAAGGACGACCTAAGATAGTCATACCTACGTCACCAGCAAGATTGCGGTTCTGACTGTACGCCTGTTGCCCCATACCTGCTGCCTGACCACGAAGGCCAGATAGGTACTGCTCACGTCCAAGTAGTTGCCCAGCAACTGCACTCTGGTCCGTTACACGGCCCTGACGTTGTGCCATCCCTAGTGCCTGTTGGTCCACCATTCGCTGCTGCTCTGGGTTAAGTCCTTGTGCACGTTGGTACAGGTCATTTGCCATAGCAGTCTGCTGCTCGGCTAGTCCTGTGCTGTAAGGGTCAGCTTCACGGTAAGCCTCTACTACTTGAGGAGCAAACTCCTCTAGTGCTCCTACATCGGACTCACGTTGCAACTGCAACTGCTCACGCTGTAACTTGCCTGCACGAGTTGACTGATCCTCAAGCATATCGAATAAGCCAGCCTGTCCTGGAGCAGTCTCCAGCCCAGATAGTTCAGCCTCAATTTGTGCAATACGTGCAGCACGATTACCGCCTCCACTAGCCGCCTCAATGTATGCTTTACGTTTATCGGAGTTATCTTCATCTTTGAGTGATCCAAAAATGTTAAACATCCCCCCCCTTGCTCGTCCTTTATTTTTTCCCTTTTTAGCCTTTACATCAGGAAAAAGTTTTTGAGCAGCTTCCTCTAATGCCTTATTGCTACCTGGACCTTGCAGCGAAGAATATTTTTCACCAGCCTTAAGACCTGAGAGTTCAGCTTCTAGCCTCTTATATTGTGCACTATCTTTTCCGCCTTGAGTGCCGTAAGCCATCGTGTTGATGTCAGCCAGCTCTAAGGCAGTGTACTGCGGACGGTATCTACCCTCCGAAGCAATCAGACGATCCTGCAATCGAGGGTCCGTGATGCCTTGGTATTGACCACTAAAGTCTTTACCGAATAAGTATTCACCCATTGACTTTCCAGGGTCAATTGGTGGTGGTGCTTTTGCTGATCCTCCTTTTCCGCCTCCCATAATATTATATTCCTAAGATTTTGTTAAATAATGCAGTGCTGTATACCACTTTAGTGGGAGCACCTTGCCTGTATCGTATGCCTAGTAGTTTTTTCTGCATAACCTCAGGGCATTGAGTAATGAAGTTATGTGTAAGTTTCTTAAAAGATTTATTATCCTCCGCAAATAGGAAGGCCATAAAGATTGCATTGCCGTCTTCCTTGTCCGACTCCCAGTTCTGAACAAAGAACCAGTCGTCTTCCTCGTCGCAATTATACCACATAAAGACCCCTAAGATATTACCCTCTGTGTCCTGCTCTGCAATAAAGGTATCCTTAGCCATATGGTAGGATACAAGCAGTTGTATTAAGTCACGGGGCCATCCGTCCAGTACCTTGCCGTTCTCCTTTTCAATACAGAAGTCCACTACCTTGTCGATGTAGACAAGGGCTTCCTTTTGCGTAGCGTTTTGTAACGCTAGCTGTACTGATTGAAGGAGAGGGTTCATTTAGCTTCTAGTACTTCAATCCGTGCAATTGCCTCTTGTAGAGCTTTGGTTAATAGTGCGGTCATATTTGCATAGTGCAAGGCATCAGGCTGTCCCTCTGTATTGTAATCTACAAATTCAGGAAGACCCGCTTCGTGTACTTCTTCAGCAATAAAACCAGCATAGGTACTATCGTCATCTTCGTTTATTGACTCATAGGTTACGGGGCGTAGAGACTTAACTGCGTCAATGCCCTTTTTGTAATCTTGCACGTTTTCTTTGTAGCGAGCCGAGGATGTTGACCTTTCAAATAAACCAGCGCTAGTAACAATCATATTGGCAGAAGCACCTGAAGTTAGAGTATAGGCAGCCAATGACCCCATACGGCCAGTGCAAAAAATTGAATTGCCAGTAGCTGTAGGAGAGACCGTCGTTCCCGCCAAAACTCTTCCAATGGTATCAATCCGCATACGCTCAGTGCCATTCAGAAACCAAGCTATCGGGCCGCCCGCTGCGGCTCCAGTAGTTCCAACTTGAAACATTCCAGTATCACCGTCAGCACCGTAGGCAAAACCAGTGGTTGACGAGTCACCGGAATTTGGAACACCTTGACTTGCACGGAAAGTATTACCCGTAACTATCCCACTTGCACCCCAACTCGGAGCACCAGTACTCAACTTGGCTGGATTAACGCCGCTGTCTCTTACTATAATCTGACTAGCAGAATTAACTGTAGTCGAAGCACTGTCAGTAGCTGACTGGTTAAACGTAGCTAGGTCCAACAGGTTGTTGATCTTGTCAGCCGTAAGTTGTTCTCCGTTGGAGAAAGCTGTTCCTTTGTTTATAATGGGCATAATTTAAATTGTTAAGCTGTTCGTGTCCACATATGGACTGCTATGTATGGTTGAATGTTATTGTGAGCCACGTCACCACCAGTAATTGAACTGGCTGTAATTACGTCCTGGTTTCGTTTAATGTTATTTCCTGCTTCAACATTTTGAGTACCAAGCTCTCTTGTCCGTCTGTAGTCGTGCGTGTGAGCTGCAAGCTCATCTTCGGTTAATGTATGATTGTACTCGCCTCCAGTATCACCAGCAACAAACGTTTTGACCTCTGGGGTTGGCTGATCATCTGTACCTTCACCTGCTCCAAGTAAAATCCGACCAGTGCTAAATTCAACCCAAGTGCCAAACCCCAACAATGTTCCTGGATTAGTAGCAACCGTTGCATTCATATAAATCGAACCAACTGGATAGGCTAACTCCAAAGCATCTGTTGCTAACTTAACCGCAGTTACTCCTCCGTCCTTAATACCAAGCTTGCCGTCAACCTTTAGCTCAAGGCTTGTGCCGTCAACTGGGTCGCTAAATGTAGCTGCATCCGCAACAGCATTAAGAGTTGTTGATGTAACCGCAGCGGTTGCACCAAATGATCCGTTTGTAGTAATGATTGCCATATTTTATATTGCTGTATTTGTTGATCTAAATGCTTCAGCTGCACCAACTTTAATTCCTCTGAATCGAGGGCGGCCAACTGTATTATTGAGGGTGACTTGCATTCCGTATGCTCGATTGTTACCTATTCTACCACGTACGGAAACATCCTCGTCAATAGCTAGGTTAGTACCTGAGTTTAATTCGTTCAGTGTACCAAGTTCTACAACTGCGTCAATGTTTTCTAGCTCTGCGCTAATGCTCAGGTCGGACTCATTATCTACAGATGACTGCACGTGCAGCTCAAAGTTGTTCCAACGCTTACGGTTCATAGTCCCCATTGTAAACTGTCTAGTGGTAACAGAAGCTGGTATATCATACGGTACGCTAGCCTCCTGACCCTGTACAGGTATCTCAGTAGAAAGTAAGTCCGATGCACCTACACGGGCATCAAGCCTGTGCAAACCGCCAAGTGTATTAACGGCATATACGGCACGGTCAGACTTCTTACCAGCAACAATTAAGTTAGCAATGTTCCATCCAGTTACGGATGAATTAACAGTGTCAATGCTCTCCCACTGCTTGTTAATAAAGTTGAAAATTAAGATAGCGTTGTTAACTTGGCTGCCATCCAACGGGACTGCCAGATAGTACCTATTATCAAAGTATGCTCCTACGCTTTTGTCCCAAGCGTCTCGGTTAATCCGTTGTATAGTTGGATTAATGCTTGAGCTTAGTGGCATTTCGTTGCCACGCAGATTGTACAGGTCTTGGAAGTTAGCACCGTATACACCGTTGTCCGACAAAAACAAAATATTGTTTCCTACCTGCACGATACTCTGTCTAGCTACGCATCCTACTTCGTTTGTAATTAACTGCACCGTGGCATTAGCCCCTGCTCCACCTACTAGGTGAACGCTGTTACGGTTAAATACTAATAGCTTGTCATCCGAGAAAGAATGCAGAGCTACGTTAAAGTCCGCTGTACCTGCATTAAACCTATACTGACCGTAGATCTGGTCGTAGGTATCGGAGTCCAAGATGTCAGAAATAATTACTTCGTCTAGGATCTTGCGGTACGTGAAGGTATCAACTGCATCTTCTACGCTGTACTTGAAGGGCATTACCAGCCTACGCTGGTGATGTGTTGCGTACTCTGGTGCAGGCATATGAGAGAACCCAAGGCCCTGAGATACGTGCTGCTGAAAAGTTACTTGAGTAGAACCAGTAGCATTTGTATCTGGTTCCTGAGCATAAAAGGACAAAGTATTTGAACCCGTAGTAGTCCCTTCCGTTCTCTCTGAGATTATATAATCCGATCCTTTAATAAATGTAGAATTACCAATTGCTTCAATTTCAATTACATCTCCAACCCTAGTGCCGTTCATTGCAATTGTATTAGGGAACGTGGCTATTGCTTGACCACTAGTTACTACAACCTTGCTTGGTGCTAACTCTGACGGCTGAGAAAATTCTCCACTCTTTACCAGTTTGAACCCTGGAGATATAAGTGATAATGCGCTGACCGTATAGGTAGCTGCTGCTTGAAAAGCAACTGGAAGGTCATACGTGAAACTAGTAGGACTAGGTACTGTATTAACAACCCAAGTTCCATTGGGGTCCTCGTCTACAACAAAGTTAGTAAGTCCAGAAATTGTAATGGCATCACCTATAACTATGTTGTGAGGTAAGTTACTACTTACCGTGACTACATTTGATGCAGCAGGAGTACTTGCTGCCGAAATAGCAATAGGACTAAAGAAGTTGTCGTTCTCTAGTGCAGTCTGTCCGTCACGGAATATAAAGAGTTTGTTAAATGCCTGAAGCATACTGCTTGCAGGTGGTACGTTTTCATTCAATGGATAGCCCATTGTAATGGATACGCTAGTATTATTTAAGTCAGTAGCTACTGCACTAATATTGGATGCCAAGACAATGAACTGATTGTTGTCCTGATTAGGGTCGCTAAAAGTTGTACTTGAGTACACGGCTGAAACAGCCCCCTGATCGAAGACCATATTAAAACCAATTACAGGAGATTCAGTAAGTATTGTCAGTGCAGGCTGTACACCTGCATCATTCAAGTTAAAAGGTAAGGTAAGTGCAGTCCCGTAGGTTTCATTGGCTCCAGTCAAGGCGTACTTGATGGTAATCGTAGTACCATTGCCCGTTACGTCCGTGATCGTATGCAGGCCATTAGGGTCCGTTGTAGTACTTACTAAGTTTTCTACGTAGATTTCATCACCAACAACAAAAACGTGACCTGGAGCTAAGTCTGGGTCTACCGATGGGTCATCGATAACAATTAGCACTTCATTGCTAACCAAACTAGCGGACCTAATCGTAGTAGGCAGTAGGCCAACTACAGGAAGATTTACCAGAGTCTCTGCATTAGTAGGAAGACGCAGTACATCGTCGCCAGAAGCAAAGGGTGCTTTAATTACATTGATACCCTTTCGTACCTGCCACTCTCCGTTCTTGCCTATGCGTCCATTTGAACTAGAGGCAAGCATACCCGAGGTAAGCTGATCAGGTCGGCTATAGTTATTAAACCCAATGAACCCTGCATCCATATCATCCTGGATGGGGTCATCTTTACTTCCGTATGTGCTATAGCGTGACAAGTATTATTCCTCTGGTTGTTAGCAATCCCAAGCCTTACGGCTGCAGTAATGAGCTGATAGTTTATTAATTATTTAACTTGGGATGAACCAAAGTAGAAACCTACAATGGCTAATGCTGTTTGGCGGATCTCTGGCAAGATAACAAAACCCTGTACAGTGCTCCACTCAAGGCTCTTGAATAGCCCTAGGAAGCCTTTGGATTCCGATTGGATACTAACACCTATGTCCGTGAAGGCAAAGACGAATGGGGCTATTACAATAGCAAAGATGACAGCCGCTGTAATAAGACGGCGCATATACACACCTCCACGAGCAGCTGCACGATCCGCTGAGTCATCTGCTGCTACCTGCTTCTGGAGCATACGCTCAAAAAGACGTGCCTGATTCTCGGACTGCGCTGCGATCATCTTCATTACGAAGCCGCTTACGCCCCCGCCTAGCATTGCTAATAGTTCTGGTGTCATATTAATCCTTGTTCTGGAGTTCCTTGATTACCTTGACTGCTGATGCAGTCATATAGACTAGAGTAGCAAGACCCACTACTAGTCCTAGAAGTTCGTTAATGTGACCTAGTTCGATGGTAGCTATAAAGCCCCCTGTTCCGATTGTTGATTTGTACACGATGTCCTGCATTAGATTGCTTCTTCAGGTGGTTCAGGTAAAGGAACGTAGGAGGGTACGGTATCCGCTTGCTCCTGGGAATCCAACTCGTAGTGAGTTACGTCCAGCGCCCACTTGTAATCAATGGTTTCATTGGGGTAAGTGAGCCACCGTGTGCCTTCACCGTTGTCCTCGATCCAGTAGTCAAAGCCAATGTACTTGCCCTCCTCGTCAGCACGGTCAATGGCCGCCTCTTTAGTTTCGTAGATTAAGTACAGCATTAGTAGATGTCGTATTGATTGTTAATGTTTGCTTCGATGGCAGGACGGTTGGCTGTCTGGTCGGAGGTATAATATATAATTTCTTGAATTGTTCCAGTAAGATACCCCACTATAGACCCGCTATCTGATGCACCGATAGTTGCTTTATTTGCTGTAATAGTGCCAGTCAAGGAAGTGCTATCTGAACCTGAAACTTCTCCACCGTTAATATTAATGCTGTAACTTGGAGTGGCTTTAGTAAATAATCCCGAGGATAAATGTTCATTTAACCTGCTACCTTTATCGGCTATAGCTTGAACAATAGAGTTTCCAGAGTCTCGAAGTTGGAGTCTATCTTCTCCTTCAGTTTGGGAGGTCAGTTGAATTAAATCCCTAACTCCGCTTCTAATTCCAAACACAATCCCAGTATCACTTGTTGCCGTATTGTTAAATACAGAAAAAATACTTCCCGAAGTAGGATTGGTAATTGCATAGTTATATTGCAAGTTGTCATTAACCCCATCAAAGGTCAAACCACCAGCAACCAAAGCACCAGCATTAACAATCTTAGGCTGACTTCCAGCAGTCAACTGAGTAGCATTATTGCCGTTACCTGACTGGTCATACCAAGTCTCTACGAAGCCGTTGACGGTGTTGTCATAAGCAGGGATACCAGCGATGCCGTAGATTTCACCGATGTTGGCCTCAAGGGCTGTACGGTTGTCGGACTGGTCGGACTTGTACAGAATGGCTTCTTTAATACTACCAGAGATTCCGCTTGAACCGTTTCCACCTATACGGAACTTACGATTGCCTACGGAAGCACTCGACACCGTAGATGTTCTGTATGAAGTTCCGTTTGAAAATCCCTCTGCAATAGTGGGACTACCAATAAGCGTAAAGAGCTGTACACTAGGGCCGTTTGGTTGGGGGCCTACGGACTCGTTGTTATAGCGATAACCCTGTGTGCTACTATACCTAAACGGATTAGCAAAATTATTAGTGCCATCAAAATAGGTTAATGCCCCAACACCCGCACCTCCATTAGCTTGCCCAAGTACGATTGAAGAGATATCATTTAAAACAAAACCAGTAAAGGCTGCTTGGCTGTTTAGGAAGTTTGTAGGGCCAATCTGGATTCCGCTTCCATAAAGCTCGCCGTTAATAACAATGCGAGGCTGCTGTGCTGGGTTTGAGTTGACTAAGTGGTTAGCATTAGGGACACCAGAGGTTGTACTCTGGTCGTACCATTTGGATACCGTTCCGTCCTTGGAGGAAGTTAGGGTAA